TTTCGTCAGACGTAACTTCAGTTGCAAATGATACTGCTGATATAGGAACTGTAGCTTCTGATATTTCAAATGTTAATACAGTTGCAGGTTCTATTGCTAATGTAAACACAGTTGCAACCAATGTATCTGATGTTAATAACTTTGCTGACAGATACAGAGTACAAGCAGGTGAACCATCAGTAAATAATGATGAAGGTGATTTAGTATATGATACAACTGCCAATGCTGTAAAAGTTTACAATGGAACTTCATTCGATACTATCCAACAAGGTATCACAGATGTAGCACCTACAAGACACTCTATTAGACCATCACTTAATTTAGACTTTGCGAACTCAAAAGCATTAGACCCAAGAATTACTTTTACTAGAGCAAGTAATGCTACCTACTATGATGGTTATACAAGTGTGAAAGCTGAGGAGAATTTGTTTATTAATTCTCAAGCATTAAATAATTGGAATAGTGGAAGATTAGATAAATTTGCAGATGATACTACTGCACCAGATGGAACAACAACTGCTGACAGATTACAACAACAATCTGGTGAAACTGTGCAGGGATATATTTTTCAAGGACAAACAGTTGTTTCTGGGTTATCTTATACTCAATCTGGATATTTTAAAGCAGGAACAAATAGAAATTTTGTTGCTATTCTTGAATTACTTGTAGACCAAACAACAAATTATACTTGGTTTAATTTATCAACTGGTACTGTTGGTACATCAAATGCAGCTCATACAGCAACAATCACAGATGCAGGAAATGGGTGGTACAGATGTTCTATAACATATACACCAAATGCAAATAGAACAGCGAATGTTGCTTTTTATGTTTCTGAAACAGATAATTCTACTACAGTAACAGATGACCAAGGATTTATTTATGGTTGGGGATTACAGTTTGAACAAAGAGATAGCTTAACTGCCTACACTCCAACCACATCTTCACCTATTACCAAATATCAACCTGCACTTCAAACAGCAGGAAACAATGTTGCTAGATTTGACCACAATCCTACTACAGGTGAATCTTTAGGTTTATTGATTGAGGAGAGTAGAACTAACATAGTTCCTTATAGTGAAAGTTTTTCTAGTTGGAGTACTGGTGGTGGTGGAACAACAACAAGCAATACAATTATAGCACCAGATGGAACTTTAACTGGATATAAATTGTATAGCACTAATGGTGTATCAAATCCTTTTATATATAGAAGTGGTTTATCTGGTACAGAAGGTGGAGATTATACAGCTTCTGTTTATGCAAAAGCAGGAGAGTTAAATTGGATTAGAATAGCAAATTTTTCAAGTAGTACAAAATCTGCTTGGTTTGATTTATCTAATGGAACGATAGGAACTGTAGATAGTGGTATAACAGCAACCATCACAGATGTTGGTAATGGTTGGTATAGATGTGTTGCATTTTTTAATTCTTTTACTTTCGCAGGAACTTATGATTTAATCGTTGGAGTTAATAGTGCAGATGACCAAACAAATCTTGTAGGTGATGGTTACTCTGGTATTTATATCTGGGGTTTTCAATTAGAACAAGGTTCATTCCCAACTTCCTACATCAAAACAACTGGTTCACAGGTTACTAGGAGTAGAGATGAAACTGTTTTAGATACAGCTAATGAAGTAATTAACAACGGAGATTTTACAACATTTATAAATTTTAAAGTACAAAAAGATACATTATGTGCAATATATGGTTTTACAGATAGTTCATTAGCATATAATCAAAGTGGATATTTTGTTGGTGATATTAATAATTCCTATATACAAAATTATATTTTAAATAGTGGAACTGATTATTATAATTCTAACTCAAATACTGATTATGCACCAAATCAAGATACAAAATATGCAGTTCGTTTTGAAACAAACAATGTTCATAATGCTTTAAATGGAACTATTGACAGTACTGGTGCTGATACATCTGTACCTATAATACCTCAATATACTAGATTATCTTTAGGTTGCTCTCCTTGGGGTAAAGACAATCAATTAAATGGAACAATTAAAAAGTTTTCTATCTATCCAACAGGATTAACCAATAACGAACTTGTAGACTTAACTGAGGAATAACCATGAACTATTATTTAAAAACTAATACCGAACAAGAAATGTGGGAAGCATTAGAAACAGCTTCTCTTGCTAAAAAAGAATACGACATGACTGACACTAATAACAATCCACCAGAAGATTACGATAGTGAGACTAATGGTGAGTTTGTAAAAACTGGTAAGTACGATTGGGTAGCACTATGTCAATTAGATATGATTGGAACTATTTATCAGAAAAGTGGCACTATACTTACAGATGATGAAGGTAATGAATATCCAGAAATGATTGCGATAGATGGATTTCATGCTAATATAAAAACCGACAAGGTGGTGACAGGATTACCGACTATTGATGCACCTACAACACCTTACAGAAAATGGCTAGGAGAATAATATGGCGAAGTTAATAGGAAACGCACCAAATCAAGTACCTACTAATGCTGACTTAGGTAAGATGGCTTTTGAAGATAAAGTTAATGTTGCTAATTTAAATGCAACTGGAACTAAAGATGCTACCACTTTCCTAAGAGGAGATAATACTTTTGCAGAAGCTGGTGGTGGTAAAGTATTGCAAGTTGTTACTGCTACTGATTCTACTGAAAGAAGTACAACTTCAACTTCATTTGTAACTGGTTCAAATACTTTATCAGTTTCAATTACGCCATCTTCTGCTTCAAATAAAATTTTTGTTGCAGTTTCTTCATCTATATATGGTAGTGGTACTTTTTCTTTTTTTTATACTATATTTAGAGATGCCGTAAATATAGGTGCAAGTGATGGTATGCAAAGACTATATACAAGTTTATATGTTCCAATGGCTATGTCTATATTAGATTCTCCAAACACAACTTCTGCAACAACATATCAAGTTTACATGAAAAGCAATGGTGGAACAGCAGCTTTAAACTGGGGTAATTTAAAAGGAACAATAACAGCATTTGAAATAGCAGGATAAATTATGATTATAAAAGCAATACTTAAAATAAACCCAACAGCAGAAGTTTCTGTTAGTGGAGAAGATATTAATTCAATCGTTTGGGAAAACGGAACTACACCCATTCCTCTTGCAGATATTCAAGCACAGATACCAATTATAGAACAAGAAATAGCAGATGAAGCACAAGCTAAAATAGATAAAAAAGCGTCAGGCAAACAAAAACTTTTAGACTTAGGTTTAACCAAAGAAGAAGTTAAGGCACTAATAGGCGCATAACATGGCTAAACAATCTCCAACAGAAGTTAAATTAGAGTTTATCTGTAGAGAGATTAAAGAATTAAAAGAAGAACAAAAACAATTACGAGCTGACATAAATAAAGGCAAAGGAGCTATATGGTTATTAATAACTATAGCTGGTCTTATTGCTGCTGGACTTTCCTTTTTTAAAAACTAACCATTGACTTTATGTTGCACCGCACTATATGTGCTAGTATGCTAACTTATAATAATGATGAAATGGAGTGGTTAAATGTTTAATAATCCTTTTAAATTACCAAGCTATTCTGAATGGAAAGAGTCTGTAGAGAAGATTAATGCAGATGCAATGAAGTTCTGGAAAGATTGGTTTAACGATATAAAGAAAACTTTAGACAAATAGTTTTATTCTGTCATAGTATCTAACATGAAGTTTATGTTAGTTATGTATGCATGTTCTATAATTGCTGGACAATGTGGAGAAGGAATACAAGATCCTGTTTCCTACTCTAGTCATAAACAATGTGCAGTATCAGGATACAAGAAAGCTATAGAGATACTAAACACTATGGGTGAAGCAACTGTTAATGATGCTAAGGTATTCTTTTCTTTTACTTGTACACAAGCAAATTACAGCTAACAATATCTAGTACATAATCTTTACACATACCCCATATATAGTTATACAACTTGTAGGTTATGGGTATTAATGCAAAACAAAATAAGGGTGTTATATCAGAGCTAATAGCTCTTGCTTACCTTGCTAAACTTCCTGATACATTAGTGTTTCAAGTAATAGGTGGAGTTGGTCCTATAGACATTGTTACTTATAATATTAAAACTAAAAAGTATATTAACTATGATGTAAAGACTGCTACTTATAGAAAAAACAAATGTCATAACAATAAAACAGGAGATATAATTAATAGATCTCCTAGTGAAAAACAGAAAGACTTAAAGGTAAAAATATTATATGTCTACGAGGATGGAAGAGTTAAAACATAGAATTAAAATCCATGAGGGTTTTAGAGATACTGTGTACCAAGATCACTTAGGTAACGCTACTGTGGGTTGGGGACACTTAGTAACTAGAGAAGATAATTTTGTAACAGGAGTTACTTATCCTGAAGAAGTATTAGAAGCTGTGTTTAATAAAGACTTTACTATAGCTAAA